GGTCGAACACCCGCAGTCCAGGCATCGGATTGCAGGACCACGCGCCCATGTTGGGACGGAACTGCGTCATGGTGAAGATACGATCTCTGCCCCATTTGCTATCGGGCAGATCGGCGCCAGCGACGTGACGATAATAGCCGCCCAGGAATAGTTCCTGAGCCTTCGCTGGCCGAGTTGGATCAAGGCCGGCGCACATCATGTCGCGCACCAGCAGATCGAGCTGGTCCGTATCAAGATGATACATGATTAACATTGGTGTTCCTCTGTGTTGCCGATGGCCTCATCGGGCAGCGCATCACGCTGCGACCACGCAGACCGGAGCCTGCGGGTTTCGGCCTATGGACGTAGCGGGTTCTTCCGCTCCGGTGGCGGGGAGATGCGATACGGATCGCGTAGGTTGGTCCAGCCGCCGGGAATGATCATCGGCGACCGATCCCTGGCAACTCCGCTCGCATAGCGGAACGCCTCTGCCTCGGTGCTGAATATCAAGAGGGTAGCCAGGATATATCGTCCGGCATCATCGAGCACGACGACGACATAGGTTTCGGTGTCGCTCTTCATTGCTTGATACCTTTCCCATTCACGATTGCATCGCACATGCCGCAACGATCATTGGCCGACAATTTGTTAAACTCGGCGCGGGTTGCGACAATCTTGAATGTTGGATTTATGCGACGACCGCACATCGTCGTCTGAGTGCGGGGAACCAGATGGATCTTCATCTAGCCCTCCGACGATCGCGGGCAATGTCCTGTGATGATTTGCTCATGACGATCCTGCTGCCAGTCGCCCGACGCAGATTGCGATCGTGGCCGAACGCGATGCCCATCACCGCCGACCGCAGGTTCATGATCTCGTGGCCCAGCTTCAGCAGGTCCTCGATCTCCTCCCGCGTCATCTTCTCGGTGGCGTCCAGGCATTCCATGTCGGTGACAAGTTTGAGCAGCAGATCCCGCATGTGCGAGGTCCGCTGCGCCGTTGTCAGACGCCTGTTCATGTGGTGCTCCTCTGAATATCCCAGGTTGATCCCCAGGCTGAAACAGCCACCGCATCACTACGGGGCTGCTTCAGTCAACGGATCACTCGGCAGCAGGCATGTGAACGCCGACCCTGATCCCTCTCGGCCCACGTATGCGATGTCGCGATTCGCAACCAGGGGAGTGGTATCGTGCCTTCACGATAGAGAAGAACGGCACACCGCATCCCTCACAGGGCTTCGTCCGAGGGATGAGGACCGTGTGCATAGGAGCGCGAACCTTTTCCTTGGTCGGCGGGTCTCGCTCACAGTTCAGAAACCAGATGAACTGCGAGAACACTACCCACCGCATCACTGTTGGCGTCGCCGCCCGGCGCGGTTTTCTGCGCCGGTATTTCGACGCATAGAGACGCGATGCCTCATGCAGCGGGATGTCGTCCATATAGCGAGCGAACAACTCCTGCATGCTCACCCGTTGCCCGATCTTGCCTGCAAGTTCTGCACGGATTCGCTTCTTCCAGTCGTTGTCCACTTCCTCTTCTCCAGTTCCGCTAACCGACTAACCAATGCCTGATGCACCCGTTCGAGCAGTTCTCTTGCCTGCTCGATCGAGTGAATTGCATCTGGCAGCTTCTCGGCAAAGATGCCGTTCAGTGCCAGCTTGGACAGGTTCGTCTCCTTCGTGAGGACCTTGACCCGCCCAAGGAACCGGGTGGACGCAGCGGTCGGAGTCTTGCCGTAACGGGCACGCGCCCGCTCCTGCTCCTCGCGGAATTCACGAACATGACGCTCAATGATCTTGTTCGCCGCTTCCTCTGAACGAACCCCGCGCACCGACTTGATCAGGTCCGTGGCAACATTGCCGCGTGCCTTGGTGCCAGCGATCGCCCTGACCAATATCGGAAAGGTCACGTCTGACGCGACGCGGCCGATCTCGATCTTGGTAAAGGAAGGAAGCCCGGAGAATTCGTCGCCGACCATCAAGCGGATAGCCCGATGCTCGGCAGCGACCTTGTGCTGGTATTGGACGATCGCGTCCGGCTTCATATTGAAAGCCGCAGCGATGTCCTTGACCAGTGAACCTGGGAATTGCCGCAGTATCTCGCAGGCATGGTTCAGTTGCTCTTGCACATCTGGCGCCTTGCCTTCGATCGTGTTGATCGACCGCATCAGCAGTTGCCGACGATATTCGTCGGTCTCTCTGACGAGGTAGGCATCAAACACGGTCTTATGGGCATCCTGCGCCGCCGTCAGGCGATGCAGGCCGGTCACCAGATGCTTCTTCGGCTCGTCGTCGAATAGGACGATGGCCGGGAAATCAGCGCCATCCAGCATAGCAATGCCGTAGGCGTTGACCCGGTCATCATCGATCCGACGCTGAAGCCGCGCAGGGTTCGCCTTCGCCTCGCCCATGTCGATATCCCGGATCGGGACATCCTTGGCGAACACGAAGGCATATCTGCCCGCCGACAGATATTGCTCTGTCTTAGGGTCCTGCATGACTCTGTTCCATCGATTGTGCTCCTCTGTTCCTAAGATCCACCGTGAACCTCAGGCCGAAAGAGCCGCACGCACAAGGCGCGAGGCTCCTTCGGTCAATGGTTCATCACTTCGGCACTTCAGCGCTGGCGATCCTTTCGACCAACTCCAACGCTTCCTCATTGTCCTGATCTTCCGGCCCCCAATGATAGCGGGCATCGGACAGGGTGAACCAACGGCAGCCGGCCTTGATCTTCCAGCCCGGTTCATACTCATCATCGGGATGCCAGACGCCGATAAAGCGATACTCTCGGCTGTCTTCGCCGGCATCATAGATGCCCTGGGCATCATCGAACCTTACGCAGCGGTCAATGAGCGCACCGTCCAGATTGCAGCCGACCATATTGGCACCACGAAAGTCGGCGGCTTGGATGTCGGCGGAAGAGAGATCGGTGCCACGGAAGTCACAGTGGGCGAACTTGCCGCCCTCCAGGAAAAGTCCTGACAGATCCTGTCGGGAGAAATCTCCGCGGGACAGATCGAGGCCATTGCAGACGGCCCGCTGTATGTCGCCTTTTGTCATCATGTTTGGTGCTCCTCTGGTTGGTCATCATCAGGCGGCGCATGACGCCGCGACACATGGGCACGTTATCCCCCATGTGTTTCGACCTGTTTTACTTCACTAACCGCCAATGGCGATCGCCGATCTTCTCCATCTTCGCTTTAGCACGATCCGCCAGTCGCCGAATGAACGGCTCCCCGACTTTTCTGCCGACGATCGCATCCAATTCAGCGCCCGTCGCACCCTTGTCGCGCAACAGCAAAGCGGAACATTGCCCGCGTTTGCTATCATCGCGCTGCTCGCCGATGCGCCGCGTGCCGCTGGATTTGCGCAACGAGCGCTCGTATTCTTGGCGGACAGCGTAATCGATCACACGCACAGCTTCGCCTTTGGCGTTGACGACCGTTACCGGCCTCTTCGCCGCCTTTGATATATCCAACGCTGAATAGTTGACGCTGTTCTGGGTCACATTGGCCGCTTCGATGCGCAATGTATAAGGACCATCGTCGGGCGATAAAGCAGAGATGTCGCCGCCATGCGGAACAGGCGGCTGTTCTGGCGTCTCTGCCTTCGTCTCTGCCTTCTTCTTCTGCGGCCCCTGCTTCTTGGGCATCTGCACGACCTCTGCGGCCTTCACCGGTTTCTTCGTCGCTGCTTTGATGCGCGATATCGGCGATGCCTTCTTGCCGGTATTCAACGGCTGCGACGCATCGTCCCGGCGATCGGCGATCCACCATTTGTCGGTCTCTTTGTTGAGTTCGACACGATAGTCATCGCCGACAGGTTTGAATCCATTGCGCTTCAGTTCCGTGATAGCCTCCTTTTCGCTATCCCAGACCAGACTGCGCAATTGATCCATGCTGCGGAAAGTCATTGTTGGTGCTCCTCTGTGGTCTCGTCAGGCAACGCATGACGTTGCTACATGACGGGGCCGTGTGGCCCCGCCATGTTTCGACCTTCACGCAGCTTTTGCCTTGCGCGGCAGCTTGACGACGTTCGCGGTTTTCTTTGCGATCATGAAGTGATGGAGATAACGGTCGCCGTCATAGGAATATGCCTCGTAGACATAGCCTAGCGTTTCCGCCAGCTTCGCCAGTGAATAACGCGAACGGCGCTTGCTCTCGCCGGTCTTCTTCTGAATCTCCGGCGCCGTCGCGCCATCTTCACGCAACATCAGATCGGCGATCTGCTGCTGCTTCTTGGTCGCGGCGGCATATTGTTCGGTATGTGTGGTCATTGTGGTGTTCCTCTGTGAATTGCCCCTGGCTCATCAGCGCAGTGTCCGGGGCCAACGATCTGCGGACAACGCAATGTTGCCATTGCGCTGTTTCGCTGGTCAGTAATTTATCTCCATGCGCCGTTACGCTTGAACGCGCGACGCGACTGCTTGACCGCCTCGGCATACGCCGTGCCGTCCTTCATCAGATCAGCGATCGCCTTCGCCCGCCATGCGTCCCACTTGTCGTTGACGCGGGCATTGGCGATCCGGTCGCGGGCAGTCATCTTCATTGTCTTGGTCATTGTGGTGCTCCTCTGAATTGCCCTGACTTCATCAGTGCGGGTGGGGCAAGTTTCCCGCAGACAGCACAGCAGAGCGCGCTGTGCCGTTTCGTCATGCCGCCGCATAAGGGTGGAATCGATAGAACGCGCCGTCGCGTGTCATGCGGCAGCGATATTTCATCGCCAGCAATTGCAGCGGGGTCGATACGCGCGTGCCGTGAGGCAACCCGATGTAATGACGTATCCACGCACGCGACACCGATATCTTTTGTAGGCGCTCGACCAAGTGTTTTTCCTGATCGGGCGTCATCGTGATCTTCTGGCGCGGTTCGCGTCGCGGACGCGATGTCGTCTGTTGCGCCCGATTCTCTTGCGCCGCCGCTCGGCCACGAAGGTCCATGATCTGCCGCTGCAACCCACGCACCATCGTTTGCAGATCACCGATCTGCCGTTCGGCGCGTATCGCACGGCCCATCCAGGCAATTGCCTGTTGGGAATGATCAGTTGTTGACGACGCGCTGCCGGACAGCAGCACCGCCCAGGACTTATCGATGTCCTTGCGGATCTTCTCGGCCGCGCGTGCAGCGTTCAGGACTTCGCCGTCATGATCGCTGCCCATCATACCAAGCACACGGGTCAACCGTGTCATGTTATCGCTCATGTTGGTGTTCCTCTGTGGGCTCCGTTAGCCGTCGCATCATGCGACGCCCGTCCAACACCACGCGGAGGTGGAGCAACGTTGAACTACCGCGCAATCCCGCCCAATGGGCTACACGCGGCGTTTGTATTTACAGAGGAGGAACACACCGTTAAGCCGGACAGCCGCGCGTCGCGCAAACTGTCAAACACGCATCCGCGTGTCGCCATGACCTTTCGGATCACGGCCGGCACGGACGATAACTCGTCCGGCTGATTCACATTATGCACCACTGTATATTCGCATCCATCGTGCACCGTCCGGCCTATTCAGGCGTCCCCGTGCCCATCCTCCCTTTCCTCGTTCAGATGGGGGGACATCGGGTGATGTCGTTATGAGGATATATACAGCGGCGGCAAAAGAGCGGATCGATATCATCGTGGAGACAGGCTGCGCAGCGTGAACCGTAGGGGCATCATCACTGATGTTTTGCCCGGGCGTCCGTATAACGGTTTGACCAAGGCCCACGCCCGAAAGCGGGAAGCGCGACCACGACGTATTCATCAATCAAAGATCATGCGATATCAATGCACTACATCGATATCGTGCAGCATCCTCGCAGCCTGTGTGAGTTGTGCAAGTCAAGAGATAGCTCAATGAAATCAAGAGCTTCTAGAGGATGGACACCAAATCGGGCCCAATTTTTGTGCAGGAAACGGCAATGGACGTTTCGGTGAGTGAAACAACGTCGCCCGGCATCGATTTGCAGATTGCCTATCGTCCTCTCCGGGAACTGATCCCGTATGCGCGTAATGCACGCACACATTCGGCGGATCAGATAAAGCTGATCCGGCAACTGCTCGGGCATTATGGCTGGACCAATCCGATGCTGATCGCCGGCAATGACATGATTGCTGGACACGCCCGCCTCACAGCGGCGATGCAGATGGCCTCTGCCGGCCAGATGATCCCGCGCAATGCCGATCCATGGCGCGGCCCGACCATCGACCTGTCCCATCTCTCCGAGGACGACCGACGCGCCTATATCATCGCCGACAACCAATCCGCCCTGCTCGCCGGATGGGACCAGGACCTCCTGCGGATCGATATGGGCGAATTGCGCGAGCGCGGGTTCGATCTCTCCCTGACCGGCTTCGCCAGCCTCGAAGTCGATGTCATGCTCGGCGGCACCACAGACGGGACAGGCAAGCAGGACGGCATCGATCGTGCCCTGTTCCCTGATGAGCAGACGGTGTGGAACGCGGCATGGCGATCGTTGATGGAGGAATGGCACGCAAGGTTCGAGGCAACCCGCCTCAATGCCGCTCCGCTGTCCTCGACCTTCTCGCCTGCGTCTCTCGCCGTGTATTTCGTCCGCGCCATGCTCTACGGCGGCGAGATACCCCGAGGATGCACGCTCGCCTATCAGCCTCACCGCATGTGGGTGAACGCCCATCAATTGCCATTGTCCGAACTATTTCTTGCGGCGACGCAAAACCCATCGCTGATGGACAGTGTGCGATGGCAATGCCAGAACCGCCCGCTCTATGACAAGTTGATCTCGGCCTCGCTCGGCATCCACGGGCATAGGGCGCCGAACGATTTCCCTGCCCATCTGGCACGCGACCTGATCAATGAGTTCTGCCCAGACCACGGCGCCCGCATCCTCGACCCTTGCCATGGATGGGGCGGCCGCCTCCTCGGTTTCATGCTTTCGCGGCATGGCGCGCATTATCACGGATACGATGTGTGCGATCGGACACAGGACGGCGTGCGGCGCATCTTCGCCGATCTGCTGCCCTATTGCCTAAATCAGCAACGGGCCGTGCAGCTCGACCTAATCCCGTATCAGGAAGCGCAGCCCGAGGCGGACACGTATGATTTCGCGCTGACCTCGCCGCCGTATTACAACGTGGAGAAATATGACGGCGATCGGCAATCATGGCGCGATTTCGCCTCGTTCGACGATTGGGTTGCAGGGTTCTATCGCCCGCTGTTGGGCAACACCGCTCGCGCCCTCAAGCCCGGCAAGACCTTCGCATTGCAGGTGGGATCACAGAACTTCCCGCTGGCGCGGCTCGCAAAGGAAATCGCCCCGCGTGTCGGCATGCATATTGTCGCAATCCGCCCGACCGATATGACGAACATCCAAACGCAGACAGCAGCGCATGACGGGGAGGTTATCGTCATCATGCGAAAGGCTGACGGATCAGAACCGATCAGCCTCTATGTCACGCCACCCGTCCCGCCAGGATATCTCGCTGAGCTATTCGGCGTCACCATTCGACGTATCGAGACAGTCGAAGAGGCAAAGGGAGCAATCCGCATCAGGCAGCCCTGGGCCGGCAAGATGCTTCGCCCGTTACCGCCGATCGTCTACTACGGAGCAATGGAAGACGGACGCCTCTGGGGAGCATTCGACGACACAACAGGCGCCATTATCGGATACGCTATGGCGCGCGTCAGAAAGCGTGAGGCATCAATCGATCTGCAACAGATCGCCGTCAACGACAACGCGCCTAAGGGTGTCGCGCGACGCCTCATGTCTGTCATCTGGGAATGGGCGGTCGATCGCGGCGCCAAGAAGCTCACCGTCAATACCTTGTTGACCTCCGAACGCGCCCGCATGCTCTACGATCGCTTCGGCTTTTCAGAGACCAACCGCGACCACAAAGATATCGATTACGCGATATCCTTGGACCCGGTTCAGCATAATTAACCGAGAGGGGAGCGGCCAGAATGTCTGGAGCGCCGAATAGAATGGGCCAGCCGCCCCACGAACCGACGCAAAAAAGCCGAGAGACGGTCATGGTCATGCACGCGCATGCCATCCCGCATCGCATCATCGCCAATCTGCTGGAGATCGATAGCAAGACCCTGCGCAAGCACTACGCCACAGAATTGCGTGACGCCAAATTGCGCGTCGAAGCAGCGATGGGCGCGGCGATCGTCCGGGCGGCACAGAACGGAGCATGGGGCGCGGCGAAGTATTGGTTGCAGACCCATGGCTCGGAGGCATGGAAGATTCCGCCGCACATGCGCGATGCCGAAAACTTGCCGCCGCCTGGGCAAACCAACACAACGATCATAATCAAGGGCGGCTTGCCCGACGCTGCCACGATCTATGCTACGACCACGAATGGCGAGGACGACGAAGAAGCGCCGCCGCCACGGCCAAACGGCGAGCATAGAGGCAATGGATCAGATCACATCATTTGACGGACGCCTCCCGCCGCCAGGGCGGAACCGGAAACAACGCAGAGGCGGCGACGAAGGGATCGAGATCGATCTGCCGTATCTGCACGCCGATCAGGTCAAGGCGTATCAGATGCCGGGCCGGTTCAAGGCGGTCAGATGTGGGCGGCGGTGGGGCAAGACGAAATTCGCGGAAGTCCAGGCGGCAGATAAATCGATCAGGGGCCAATTGGTCGGATGGTTCGCGCCGGAATATAAATTCCTGTCGGAAGCATATAACGATCTTGCCGACATGCTGCGCCCGGTCATCTGGCGCGCCTCAAAGGATCGATTGATCTGGACCACGACAGGAGGCCGGATCGATTTCTGGTCGCTCGATAAGCCGAACGTCGGGCGGTCGCGCCGGTATCATTTCGTGGTAATCGATGAGGCGGCGTTCACCAAGCCGGTGATGTTCGATATCTGGCGCAAGGCAATCCGCCCTACGCTCGTCGATTTCCGCGGGTCGGCATTGGTTGCCAGTAATACGAATGGCCTCGATTCGGAGAATTTCCTCTATAAGATATGCAACGATCCGATCCACGGTTTCGTGCAATATCACGCTCCGACTTCCGCCAATCCATATATGCCACCGGAGGAGCTGGAGGAGATCAAGGCCAGCACACATCCGTTGGTGTTCGAGCAGGAGTATCTTGCCGAGTTTGTTGATTGGTCTGGATCTGCGTTCTTTTCGCAGATATCGCTGTTGGACGGAAATTCGCTGCCAGTTGCTTATCCGACGATCTGTGATGGCGTCTATGCGACGATCGACACCGCGATAAAGGATGGCAAGGAACGCGATGGAACGGCGGTGACGTTCTGGGCGATATCGAACCGCGTCGGCATTCCGTTGACGATCCTTGATTATGATCTGATCCAGATTGAAGGCAGCCTGCTGGAAGCGTGGCTGCCCGGCGTCTATCAACGCCTGGAGGAGCTGGCCCGCCTCTGCCGCGCCCGCCACGGCTCGCTGGGCGCCTTCATCGAGGACAAGGGGTCAGGGACCATCCTGCTTCAACAGGCCCGCAGGCGAGGCTGGATGGCCCGGGCGATAGACAGCAAGCTGACCGACCTCGGCCGCGACGCCCGCTGCATCAACGCATCCGGCTATGTTCATCGCGGCATGGTCAAGATCAGCGCTACCGCCTACGATCGGGTGATCACGTATAAAGGGACGACCCGCAATCATCTTCTCGGGCAGATCGTCGGCTATCGTGTCGGCATCGATCAGGGCGAGGACGATGCACTTGACACGTTCACCTACGGCGTTGCCTTGGCCCTCGGAGACTCGAAGGGGTTCTGAGATGATCTGGACCGATGATCAAATCCAGACGCTGCGCCGCATGTTCTCTGCTGGACACAACGATAATGAGATCGGCAGAGAGATCGGCGTGACGGGACGGGCGGTGAACGGCAAGCGCTATCGTTTGCATCTGATGCGCGAGGTCGTTGATGGCTATGAGGCTGCGATACGGCGTGCGGAGCGCGCTCGTCGCGCTGCTCTGCCTGATCCTGACCGCGCTCCTGTTGATCCTGGGCCTTCAGCCGCCCGCCCCGTGGCAGGATATCGATCTGCACGGGCCTGATCCTGGACGGCCGGCCAAATTGGTCATGGCATCTCGGTGTCTATCTGCGCCAGTTCTCGGGCAATCGCCGACAAGCTGATATCGTAGGTGCGCTCGAATGTGCGCCAACCGCGCCGATGCCCCTCCTGATGGTGCTCGAAACACAATGGCACGAGCCAGTCATCCGATGGCTTCATGCCGATACCCGAATTGGCTGCGGTCCTGATATGGTGCAATTCGATCCGCGTGTGACGACAGCCCGGAATGCAGCAGGGCAATGATCGGATGATCGCAATATGGCGGGCCTTCGACATCGTGTTCTCCTGTGACGACTGACATGCCGCAAAACTGCCCGGCTGCGCTCTATGAGCGTGTCGAACCGCACATGACCATGCAAGGGCCGATCTACGCGCGGGCAGGGCCGATTTACTTCGAGCTGCGAGATGGCATGAAGATCGATGGGCCGTTCATCATGCAGATCTGCCACGGTCCGGACCACACCTACGTCCTGATCACCAAACCTTAATCACTAAACGATGGACGAATCGTATCACCATCGCGCAGAACGTGCCGTGGACGTTTCCTCCCACTAACTGCCCGGGGGCGGCCTTCCTTCCCGTTCTTCCCGATGAGAATGCCCCTGGGCCTTTTCTGGAGATCGCCATGAGCGTCAACGTCCCAACCATGGACGAGTTCAATGCGCTGACGGCGCGCGTCACGGCCTTGGAGTCTGGTGGCACCCATCCGCCTGACCCTACTAAGACGCCATCGCCAGATGGCACGACGGTCACCACAATCGGCCCGGCGGTCATCGATCAGTTGCTGCGCTCGTTCACGCTGGTTGCACAGGATGCCTCGAATAAAGGCCAGCAGATCGCCATCAATGGCACGCGCGACACGCGCACCGGCCTTGTGGTGAAGCTCTACGCCAAGGGCCAGCAGTGCTATCAGCAGAACCAGCCAGGGACGTGGTATGTCGCCGATGGCGCCAATCCGCCGAACTGGAACCAAACCCAAGATCCGACAGGAGGCAGCGTGCCACCATCTGGAGATGTGCCGCCACAAGCCGCCGCAGTCGGCTACAACACGCTGACCCTGGGGCCGGAGGTAAAGCTCGGCACGAACTGGTGGGGCTATGACGGCGCCAATCTGCGGACCAATCCAGACGGGTCGGTGACCGACATCGGCGGTGTGCCGAACCACTACAACGCGCATGCCTCATCGACGCATCCGGTCAACGGACAGATCGGCGGCACCGCGTTCGGTGGCGGCTTCTATGCCGAGATCGAATGGTCATGGCCGCCGCCGACAGCCGGATATCAGAACTCTGATGGCTGGCCCTCGTTCTGGGCGACGACGGCAGAAGCAGACAGCCGCTACAACGTCACGCGCCTGCCAAATGATGGCAACCTGGAGTTCGATTGCGTCGAGGCCATGAACGCGGGCGACTCGTCAGAATTCAACCACGGCATCATTCACTGGTATGGCGGCCAGGGCGCGCTGTGGAGCAATAACAACTCAGGCATGAGCGGCTCGACGCATCTGCCTGCCGGGCTCAATCCGGGGACAAGGCACAGGATAGCTTGGCTTTGGGTGCCCGCAACGGCCACATCCAAGGGCTACACCAAGGGCTTCGTCAACGATCAGCAAGTCGGCAACACATATACCTGGGACAAATGGGGCGGCGGCGGAACGCCAGGGCAGCCAGATTGCCCGCCGTTCTCGATCCAGGATGCCGGGCATACTCAGTTGATCTGGGGCAGCGGCACGAAGAACCCGATCACGGTTTACGCGGTGCGCGTGTATCAGAAGGACAAGAGCCACAATATAGGCACGGGCAATTGAGGGAGATCGACGATGCCTGAAGCTGAATACGAAGTTGCTGTCATCGCTTGGCGCAAGCGTCGCCATTTGTGGATGCTCGGCAAAGGGGAACCATGGGAGCCGGGTGTGCCGCGCGCCGACCAACAGGCCGAGGAGCCAGATAAGCCGGCTGGCGAGCAGGATGATACGGCGCCGCGAGGCTGATACGGCTTCCGACCTCACCGCGACGGTCAACGTCCTATTCGGGGGCACCGTCGCGCTACAATTGGTGCCGTATAAGACCGGCTATGTGCTGGTCACCGTGCGGTTCGGCAACTACGCCGTCACCATGAAGGGGACCGACAAAATGGCCTACACAGTATCCGTAGACAATCCGGTTGAATTCCAGGTCGAATACTTCGACGCGCACGACAATCCAGCGGTGGTCGATGGAGAGGTGACCTGGAGCCTCTCGGACCCCACGTTCGGCACCATCGCTGTAGATGCGACGAACAGTATGCTGGCGACGGTCACGCCGTCCGGCACGCTCGGCAACTGCCAGATTGCTGCCAACGCCGATGCCGATCTGGGCACAGGCGTCAAGAATATCACCACGCTAGGCGATCTGACCTTCGTCGCGGGCGAGGCCGTCGCAGGACGAATCTCCCCGGTCGCAGCGCCGTAAGAGACTGCTCGTGTGCGCAGGCTCGGCGCATTGCTGGGCCTGCTTGGCCTGTTGTTCCTATCAGGCTCAACGATTGATCTACTGCCGCTGCATGGTCCAGACGGACAGAGAGTATTCGTCAATCCGCATGAAGTGACGACGGTGCGCGAACCGACCGCGGTCGATCTGAAACACTTCGCGTATGGCGCGCGCTGCGTCGTGGTCACAGTGAACGGAAAATTCGTCGCGGTCGTAGAGGACTGCGATTACGTGGTTCGGCGGCTGACCGGAACCAACGCGCAATAGGAGCCGCCGATGTCCGATACTCTAACCGGCGGCTCCTCTCTGCTCTCGGTCTCCGGATCGAACATCAGCACGGCGCTGATGCAGATCCTGACGGCCGACGATATCCTGCCCGGCAGCGAACCCAGCTATCAGCTCTGCAAACTGATCTACCTGTTCCATCCGCTCGGCTCGAAAATGGCCGAGGCGCCGATCAATTTAGCCCAGAGCCAGAGCCGCGATATCCGTGTATCTGGAGCGCCCGACCGTGTGCGAGAGGCGTTCATCAAAGAATGGAAAGCAATAAAGGCCGACAAGATCATCCACAGCGTCACGAAACAAGCACGCATCTATGGCATCAGTTCCGTCGTTCTTGGAATAGAGGGGAAAAGCAGCGAAACGCCGCTCCAGCCGCAGACGCTGGCAACGGACAGCATTTACTTCAATGTGCTGGACCCGTTGAACACGGCGGGCAGCCTTGTGTTGCAACAGGACACGAACAGCCCGGACTACCAGAAGACCCAACAGGTGACTACGCAGGGCGAGACGTATCATCGCAGTCGCGTCTGTGTGGTGATGAATGAAGAACCGATCTATATTGCCTACACATCATCGGCGTTTGGCTTTGTAGGGCGCAGCGTTTACCAGCGCGTGCTCTACCCGATGAAGTCATTCATCCAGAGCATGGTCACCGACGACATGATCAGCCGCAAAGCCGGGCTGATGATCGCCAAGATGCAGAGCCCGTCCAGCTTCATCAATCGGGCCATGACCTCGTTGTTCGCTGCCAAACGCGCGATGCTGCACGAGGGACGGACGGATAATGTGCTGTCGATCGGCATCGAGGAGGATGTCTCGTCGCTGAATTTGCAGAACATAGACAGCGCAGGCACGTTCGCGCGCACCAACATATTGAAGAACATCGCGACCGGCGCCGATATGCCGGCGATCCTGCTGGAGAACGAGACGCTGGTCGAGGGGTTCGGCGAAGGCACGGAAGACGCCAAGATGATCGCCCGATATGTCGATCGCTACCGCGAGGAGATGACGCCGACCTACGAATTCATGGACAATATCGTGCAGAACCGGGCATGGAACCCGGACTTCTATGAAGGCGTCCAGCGGGAATATCCGAAAGAATACGGCGACACGAAGTATGAAGCCGCGCTGAGCCAATGGCAGAACGCCTTCTCGGCTAAATGGCCATCGCTGCTGGAGGAACCCGACAGCGAAAAGGTCGGAGTGGACGATGTCCGGCTGAAGGCAGCGCTGGCGACCTATCAGATGCTGTCGGGGACCGGCATGGACCCGGAGAACAAGGCGCGGCTGACGGATTGGCTCATTTCCGCCGTCAATCAATCCGAGCTGTTGTTCAGCTCCGTCCTATCATTGGACACCCAAGCGCTGGCCGAGCACGCCGAGCAGCAAGCGGCCAATCAGCAGTCAATGATGCAGGGCGTGGGCGGCGAGGAAGGCGGACAAAATGAGATGGCGGGGGCCAAGCCGCCCAGCTTCAAGCTGGTGGGCGGATCTAAATGACCGAGCCATGGAAGGACATCGGCATTGCCGTCGTCATCATGATCGTCGTTCTCGTGCTGCTCGCCGTGGCCTTATAGCGAGGACCAATCCCGGGGAGGGGCGAATAAAATGATCTCGATCCTGTTCAGCCTTCTCTTTCTGATCATCGTCGCGGGCATCCTCTGGTATGTGATCACGCTGCTGCCATTGCCGCCCCCGTTCGGCGTCATCGCGCAGCTGATCTTGCTGCTGATTATCGTGGCCGTGCTGTTCTACATGCTCGTGCCGGTGTTCGGCAGCGGGTATTACCACAACCGACTTGGGCCATGACGCCAGAGGACTTTCTGCTCCACTTCCTCGACCCGTGCCTGCATTGGCTGGAGCAGAACAGCGGGCCGAAGCGCGACTATGATGCCCGCCGCTTTCTCCTGGCCGTGGCACTACAGGAGGCCGGCCCCGACCTGATGGCGCGCTATCAGAACCACCCCGCTGATGATCCAGGCCCAGCGCGCGGCTGGTGGCAATTCGAGCAGGGCGGTGGCGTTGCCGGCGTGCTGACGCACACAGCCTCGATCGATGTCATCAACCACGTCTGCGGCCTGCTGGTTGTGCACAACGAGCCGGCGGCGTGCTGGCGGGCGATCGAGGGCAACGACCTGCTGGCTGTCGCCTTCGCCCGTATGCTGGCCTACACCGACCCGGCGCCGATACCGTCCGATGAGACCGCCGCCTGGGATTTCTATCTCCGCTGCTGGCGTCCTGGTAAACCCCATCCCGAGACGTGGCCCGGCAATTGGAACACCGCGACATCGACGGTAACGCAGCATCCGCAATGAGATACGATCCGCTCAGTGACGGCCGCGTCGTCATTGCGTTCATCGTGACCTTGATCTTCTGTGTGTGGCTGTTCGGCTGATGGCATCGTTTTTCCAGGTCATCACCAATGCGCTCAACGACCTCGCCGAATACGGCTACGAAAGCGAAGCCCGCCTGAGCTATTGGATCGAGGCCATCCGCGAGGCGGCGCAGGCCGATATGGTCACCGAAACCGCACTGACGGAACAATTGAAGAGGGTGCTCGGCGCGACCTACACTCGGCTGATCGAGGAAGGCAACATCCTCCAACATCATCCGGGTGTCGATCGCTTCACGCTGCAACACATAGCGCCGAAACTACGCGCCGAACTGGATCGGCGGATACTTGCCAGCGCCAACCTGATCCGGCTCAACCGCGAGGAGGCGGTCAACGCCACGCTACGGAGGTTCCAGGGCTGGGCCACGTCCATTCCGATCGGCGGGACAGATCAAGTCGATCGGCGCGAGGAGAAACGGAACATACGCAAGGCGCTGACCTCGCTGCCGTTCGAGGAACGGCGGGTCATCATTGACCAGGGCCACAAACTCAATTCGGCTCTGTCAGAGATCGTAGCGCAGGACGGCGGCGCGATCGGCGCGGTGTGGCGCAGCCATTGGCGGCAGTCCGGCTATGATTATCGCGAGGACCACAAAGAGCGCGACAAGGTGTTCTACACGATGCGCGATGGCTGGGCAGCGAGACGCCGCTTCCTGGGCATCGGATCACAAGGAGCCTGGGAGGACCACGAGAAGCCGGGAGAATTCATCTTCTGCCGGTGTTATGCCGTATATCGATACAATCTGCGCGATGTCCCCCCACTGATGTTGACCGAGCGCGGCAAGGATGCCCTGGCGGCTGCACGAGAAAGGATGATGGCATGAACAACTTCGCCGTCGAATTTCTCGATCAGAACGAAGACCAGATCGGAGAGGCAGAGCTGTTCGTCGTCAGTGGCATGGGCTTGCTGTTGCGTCTGCTGTCACATCGTATGGCAGACGAGAGCTTGCGTGGATGCGAGGGGCTGAACATTCGTTCCACCGACCAAGGAGACAATGGATGAGCAAACCACCCGAGACGCACACCGGGCACGGCGACAGCAAGCCGATCGGTGCGCATGAGGAACCGGCCGCGAAGCCCGCAGAGGCGCCGGCCGCCGAGCCAACGGAGGCCGAACAGACCACCGAATGGGTCAATCCTGAGATGGAACCGATCGACCCCAACAATCCGGCTGCGCCGCGCGTTCCCAGACAGGATACGTCTAAGTCCTGACCAATGTTCATCCAGGTCCCGAACGCATACGGCGGCGCGACCTGGGTCTTTGTTCCAGACTTCGAGCCGCCATCGATATCCGAGCTGGTGCACGAGGAAGAGGCATCAGAGCGGACCGATCATGATCCGCCGCATCGCGCCCCGCTGCTGCGCGTGGACAATGAGAAGCAAACCAAGGCAGAGGTCGATTACGGCCCCGGTATGCCGGAGAGCCATTGCTCGATCTGCACACACTTCATCGCGCCTGATGCCTGCCATCTCGTGCAGGGCGAGATCGACGGAGAGGATTGGTGCCGGCTGTTCGATAAGGCCGCACGCGGCGACGATGCGACATTCCGCGAGAGCGAACACCCGCGCGATGAGGACGGGAAGTTCGCCGAGGGAGGAGGGGCAGGCAAGTCTGCACCGAAGAAACTAGAGGCAACAACACGCCTGGAGAGCGGGCTGGCGACCGCAGATGGCAAACCGCTGCCCGAACACATCGCCGCACTGAAGATACCGCCCGCCTGGACCGACGTGCACTTCTCGCCGGACCCGAACGCGGCGCTCCAGGTCACCGGCAAGGACGCAAAAGGAAGACGGACCTCGATCTATTCCGCTGAACACACATCGCAGGCAGCGGCGGCGAAGTATTCGCGGATCAGGGAATTGTCGGACAAGTTCAACGCGATCAAGAAACAGAACGATGCGGCGCGGAAGAACCCAGAGACCAGAGATGCCGCTGATTGCCTCGCGTTGGTCATGGCGATGGGCATCAGGCCGGGCAGCGAACGGGACACCGGAGCGGAGAAGCAGGCGTATGGCGCGACCACGTTGCAGGGCAAGCATGTGCGCGTGACGGCAGGAGGCAAGGTCAGCCTGCAATTCACCGGCAAGAAGGGCGTCGCTTTGAACTTGCCAGTGACCGATCCTGATATCGCCAAGATGCTGCTGAAACGGAAGGATCAGGCCGGGCCCACCGGACAGCTATTCGATATCACCGATGCCGATCTGCGCGATCATACACACAGCATGGATGGCGGGGGCTTCAAAACCAAAGACTTCCGCACCCATCTCGGCACATCGACGGCGATGCAGATGGTTGAGAAGACCGAGGAGCCGCCTGACAATCCGCGGGCGTATAAACGCGCGGTGCTCGCGGTCGCAAAAGAGGTCTCGACCCGTCTGGGCAATACGCCGGCCATCGCATTGCAATCCTACATCAACCCTGTGGTGTTCGCCGAGTGGCGGCAGGCGGCAGGCGTATGAGCGACTCGCCCGACAAAGATCAGCCCCAGCTTCCGCGTGTCCGCTTCGGCTCAGAACCATTACAGGACTGGCGCAGCCAGGACGAAGGCGACGAGGACGCCGACGACGAGCTCCTGCCTGAGACGCCTGACGATGTGATCGAGATGCTGGGCTTCGATCCGATCGAACTGGACACAGAGGACGAAGACGAAGAGGGCGAGGCAAGGGCTGACGCGACCACAGTCGGCGGAAACCCGCTTGCAGCGCCGATCGCAATGCGCGGCGCAGGAACCATGCTTCTCAGCCGCGATGGAGATCGAGATCGGGCACTGTTCGTCAAACACGCCGAGCGCGGAACGTGGGAATTCCCTGGCGGGATGGTCGAACCGGGCGAGACCGCAGCCGATGCCGCCGAGCGGGAGCTGAAGGAAGAGATCGGCACGGTCCCCTACGGACAGATATCCTTGCTGATGCGCGATCGTCTGACGGGCATGGATTACAGCACGTTCCAGGCGCGTGCGGCGACGCAGTTCGATCCGGTGCTGAGCGACGAATTGACGGACTATGAATGGGCGCCGATCGATGAGCCGCCCGATCCGTTGCATCCCGGTGTCCGATTGGCGCTGGATCGGCTGCGGATGAATGAACTGGACATCGCCCGCGCGATCGCCGAGGGACGGCTGTCATCGCCGCAGCAATACGAGAATGTCTGGCTGTTCGCGCTGCGGATCACCGGAACAGGCGCCAGCTACCGCCCGGAATTGGAGGAGCATGTCTGGCGCGATCCTGGCCTCTATCTGAACTCTGAATTCCTCGATCGCTGCAATGGGCTGCCGGTCATCTGGCAGCACCCGCCAGGGGACCAATTGGATCAGGCCGAATTCGAGGATCGCATCATCGGGGCAATCATGCTGCCCTATCTGGAGCAGGATGAAGTCTGGGGCGTCGCCAAGATCTATGACCAGAACGCGGCGCAGATGATGTTGGATCTGCCGCTCTCCACATCGCCCGCTGTGGTATTTCGTGATCCTGATGTGAACCGGACCCGCAAACTGGCGAACGGACGGACATTGCTGATCGAGGGCGAACCGTCGTTGGTCGATCATCTCGCGATCTGCGAACTGGGCGTCTGGGACAAGGCAGGCGAACCGACCGGGATCGCCAAGGGCGAACCAGAGATGGCCGAAGGCCCGGCGGAGAACCTGCCGACAGAGGCGACCCGTCTCGACAGCTTGGCGAGCGCAGTCGATGCGCTCCGCGCCATCATCTCTCATTACCGATAGCGAGGGCGTCCCCGCCTCTCGCCTCTTGATCACGAGCGGGGCCACGGCCGGTCCTCCGGCAATCACAGGAGAAGTGGTATGGCCGAAGCTAGGGCCGTTCCGTCTGTTGACGACAAGATCAATGCGCTCACCGATGCGGTCACGACCTTGATGCGCAAGGTTGACGGAATGGTCAGCCGCGATGCGATGTCGCGCAAAGACAGCGCAGCCGCCGATGATGATCGCGGCGACAAAGCTGCGAAGGACGCGGCGCGCGATACGCTGTTCGGCAAACGCGACAAGGCCGACGAATTCCCACCCAAGAAGGAAGAGGGGGAGGAGGAGGAAAAGGAGGCCAAGGGCGACGAGGACGAGGAGGAGGAAAAGAAGGGCGATGAATTCCCGCCCAAGAAGGAAGAAGAGGGCGAGGAAAAGGAAGAGGAGGAGGAAGAGAAAGAGAAGAAGGGCGATGAGGCCGAGGAGGAAAAGGGCGAGCCGGCGCCGATGGCCTCCGATGACAAGTCGGACCGTGCCGACGCCCGCGCCGATGCCGCCATCCGCAGCCTGAAGAAGGAGCTTGCCGATCTGCGCCGCAGCATCCGCCGCCCGCGCACGATGACGGACGATGAGCTGAACAATCTCGCCGAACGGCAACAGGAATGGGATCGAGTGGCGCAGATGCACGGCCAGCGCGCCTCGCGACCGCTCGATGGCGAACGGATCGAGAGCTACGACCGTCGCTTGTCGAAGATGTTCCAGAAGCACAGTCCGCGGTGGAAGGACCACGATCTGACGCAGATGCCGATCGAGGTGGTGACCAAGGTCGTCGCGCCAGACATTAGGGCCGACGCCATCACCGCCGCATATCGGGTCGAACCGAGTGAAGGCGCTATGCTGAGAGAGGTCCGCAAGGCCGATCGCACCGGTCGCATCATCAGCGAGTTCGTCGGCCCGGTGAATGCGCTCAATGGCGCATTGGCGCCGTTCCGCATGCCCTCTGCGCGGGTCCGTCGCATCAACACCCAGCCGAACCAGTTCTAAGGGAGCACAGCAATGGCTGCGAACCTCAGTCTCAACCCGTTGCTGGTGACCAATGCACCGGGGACGTTCTCCATCCAGTCGGAGGGATATATCCAGGGTGTTGCCCTGGATGACCCTGCCGTTCGCTATTCAATGGCAGGCGGCGTGCTGGCGCTGACCGAAACGCTGCCGATGTGGGGCGGCGTGGGCCTCACCGAGAGCCTCGGCTATCCGCCGATCCAGACATCCGTCGCACAAGACAATCTCGGCTCGATTGTTGCCCGCGCGGCATCATCGGCCACGGTCACCGCGTTCTCGGTGTTCAATCAGGCGCACCACTTCATCAACACGCCACAGGGCGATGCTCCGGTTGCGGCAGCCGGCATGGGAGTCCACTTCCATCGCATGGGCAGCGGCGCACGTATCGTGGTCAAGGCCGATCCGGCGCTGGCTTCGCTGGAGGGCGGGCTGGTCGGCGCGCAGGTCTCCTGGGATACCAGTGCGCAGTGCCTCCAGCCCTTCCAGGCATCGGCAGGCACGGCATCGATCACCGGCATCACCGTCAGCGGGGGCGTTGCCACGGCCACGCTCTCCGGCGCGATTTCCGGCTGGACGTTGACGGCCGGCGATACGGTGGTGATCAGCGGCGCTACCAACTCCGGCACCGCGCCGGTTGCCCTGCTGAACACATCGCAGAAGATCGTCAATGTCGTATCTTCGACCGTGTTCACCTTTGCCTTGCCGACCAACCAGGGCACCTGGGGCACGATTGGCGGCACGATCCTGTTGAACTACGGTGGCGGTGCGCTCGCCTGCAAGG